TCATCTTCGGTTTCGGTTTCTTCTGATTCATTTTCTTCATCATAATCATCTGTCCAATCTTCTTCTTCTGCGCATTTATCACCAATTGTAAATATAATATTAAATTTATTTTCTTTAATTCCTTTAGTTGATTTGACACGTGCTTCTTCCTCCTCTTCTTCCTCCTCTTCTTCTTCCTCATCTTCTTCGTCTTCATCTTCCTGATCACTTGATTCTGTAGTTTCATATTCCGATTCTTCATCTTCATATTCCGATTCTTCTGATGATTCAGTTACATAATTGCTATCAGAATCTTCATCTTCTGATTCCTCTTCCGATTCTATTATTTGTTTTTTCTTATTAGATTTTTGCTTATCTTCCTTTATATTTTTACTTTTCTTATTTTCCTTCTTATCTTCTTTTAATACCTTCTTTAATTTTTCTCCTGCTTTAATCTTTTTATCCATATGTTTAGATGGAAATATTTTAGATACAAATTTTCTATACTCGTGTGAATCTATTTCACTATCATTTTCACTAATAAAACTATCATCTGAATCTGAATCAGATTCTTGATGACATTTTTTATTTCGTTTAGGTTCTGTTACCTTCTTCTTAGAATTAATGTTGGTAGATTTATTTTGTTCTTTTGTTGATGACATATTTGCTTATTATAATATAGAATTTTAATTTTAAATCCAATTCAATTTTTATATATATAAAAAATTGATTTTAAACAATCTAAATATTATTATAGTAATATAAGAAGAATGTCAAGAAATAACAAACTCAGTGCTAATAATAATGTTTCAAAAATTGTAGGCATACAATTTAGTATTTTATCTCCAGAAGAAATACGAAAAAGTTCTGTTGCTGAAATTACCAGTCGAGATACTTATGTCAATAATAAACCAATCATTGGTGGTCTATTTGACCCTAGAATGGGTGTTTTAGAACCTGGTCTAATTTGCCCTACCGATGGTTTAGATTATATGCAAACTCCTGGTTATTTTGGTCATATTGAATTAGCTCGTCCAGTATTTTATATTCAATATTTAAGCACATTATTAAAAATTTTGCGATGTGTTTGTTTTAAATGTAGCAAATTATTAATTAGTAAAGAGAAATATAATCAAGCTTTAAAATTAGTTGGTGAAGCTCGTTGGAAATACGTATTTGCTTTAATTTCAGGTAAAGTTAAACGTTGTGGTGAAGATACTGATGATGGTTGTGGATGTTTACAACCTACAAAAATTAGAACTGAAGGATTAGCAACAATATTTGCTGAATGGAAAAATAGTGCTACTTCTACAGCTAGTGGTGGGGATGATGCTCCAGGGACTGCTACAGATGCTGCAGCTAATATTGTTATTAAACTTACTCCTGAAATGGTATTAAAAATATGTAAACGTATATCAGATGAAGATGTTAATTTTATGGGATTTTCACCTACTTGGTCTCGTCCTGATTGGATGATTTGTCAAGTTATGGCAGTTCCTCCTCCTGCTGTCCGTCCTTCTGTAAAACATGATGCTCAACAACGATCTGAAGATGATCTCAGTCATATTTTAGTTAGTATTATTAAAACTAATAAAACATTGCTTGAAAAAATTAAAAATAATGCTCCTGCTAATATTATTGATGATTGGACTTCCGTTTTGCAATACTTTGTAGCAACTCAAATTGATAATAAATTGCCTGGTGTTGCTTCTAATGCTCAACGATCTGGACGTCCATTGAAATCTATTAAAGACAGATTGAATGGAAAAGGGGGTCGTATGCGTGGTAATTTAATGGCAAAGCGTGTTGATTTTTCAGCTCGTTCTGTTATTACTGCTGATCCAAACATTTCTATTCGCGAACTTGGTATTCCTATGAAGATTGCTAAAAATATTACAAAACCTGTTCTTGTAAATGCTGTCAATAAAGCATTCTTGACTAAATTAGTATTAAATGGTCCAGATGAATGGCCGGGTGCAAAGATTTTGGAGAAACGAAATGGGCAGTCTATTACACTTAGATATTGTGATCGAAAATCTATTATCTTGGAAGATGGAGATACTGTTCATAGACATATGATGGACGGTGATCCAATTCTCTTCAATAGACAACCTACTTTGCACAGAATGTCGATGATGTGTCACATCGCCAGGATTATGAAAAAAGGTGATACGTTTAGAATGAACGTTGCGGACACTAAACCTTACAATGCCGATGAAATTTTTGTGATGTAATATCGTCTCAACGTTGGCAACATGGGGCGTTAAAAGCGTGTTACCCCATAGTTATTATTACTCTCTTTTAAAATAATATAAAAATAAATGCTCTTATTATATAATGGAATTTAATTTAGATTTAAAAAATAAAATTATCACCGATGAAAATTTAAGATGGGTTGAAATTTACAAAATAACAAATATAACTAATCAAAAAGTATATATTGGACAAGCGATTTCTCATAGAAAAAATAATAATGTGTATACACCAAAAGGTCTTGAAGGAAGATTTAAAGAACATATAAAAGAAACAAAACCAAAACAGAAGTATCATTGTAATGCTTTAAATAATGCTATTAAAACTTATGGTTTTGAAAATTTTAATGTTACACTTATTAAAATATGTTCAGTTTCAGATTCAAATAGAATAGAAACTGATGAAATTAAAAAACATAATTCGCTTGTTCCAAATGGTTATAATATAAATACAAGTTGTAATTCATTATTACCATCAAATGATATGAGAAAAAAAATATCTGATGGTAATATTAATACCCATTTTAAAAAACATATTAAAAAATTTGAAGGTTTTGTATTTAATGATGATGAAAATAATTTTCATTCATATATTACACCTCTTTCAAAAAATAATAAACACATCGGTTGGTATTTAAAATTAAATAAAAAAATAATAGAATTTAAATCTATTATATATGATATTGATTATACAAAAATAAGAGCATTTGAATTTTTAAAATTATTAAAAGAAGAGAGTAATAATAGCAACGCGTCCAAATTGTCGGGAAGTCCTTAAAGCCTTCACTACCACTCATACTAGGAAACTTATATGAGGAACTCGGTTAATAGCCGAACCCAATGGTAAAAAAGTGAATGATGTATCCTGAAAAGGATATGGTCCTGTAAAGGATAAAAATAGGAAATCCGCAGCCAAGCCCCTAACCTCGTTATGATAGAGCAAGGGGAAGGTTCAGAGAGTAGATGCTCGCGGGTCTTAAATGATGGTCTAGTCAACCTGATAAGGCACAAGGTGTACTCCGGCCCTCTGGGAAACCTTAGGGAGCCACCGTTTGATGGCGATGAAATGAATCTTCACATGCCGCAAGATGCGGAATCCGACTCGGAGCTTAAAAATTTAGCAGCAGTTCCATTCCAAATAATAAGTCCTGCAAATAACAAAGCAATTATTGGAATGTATCAAGACTCGCTACTTGGAGCATATTTATTCAGCAAAAAGAATGTTGCATTTACACAAAGAGATGCAATGAATTTACTGATGATGTTTAAGCGTGTCAATGAACACGCATTGAGAAAAGATATAATTACAAATTTTGATTTATTGACACAAATATTGCCACCACTCACATTAAATTACAAGACAAAATTATTTGGCACAGAAGATGAGAAAGATAAAGCAAATTCAAATAACATTTTGGAAATCAAAAATGGAACATATATTCGCGGACAAATGGAAAAAGATGTGCTTGGTGCAGGATCAAAAGGATTAATTCACCGAATTTGCAATGATTTTGGAAATATGGCTTGTGCGGATTTTATTGACGATATTCAAAATATTGTTACAACTTATTTAAAGACCGCATCATATAGTGTTGGTATTAGTGATTTGATTTCAAATGAGGCAACCAATACCGCTATTGTTAAAATTATTACTGACAAGAAAAATGATGTGAAAAATTTGATTGATCAAGTGCAAATTGGTGTTTTTGAAAATAATACTGGAAAAACAAATGAAGAAGAATTTGAAAGTCAAGTGAATAATATTTTAAATCAAGCAACAAATGAAGCAGGTAAAGAAGGATTGAAAAGTTTAGGAAAAGATAACCGATTTGTTATTATGGTTAATGCTGGTTCTAAAGGTTCAGATCTAAATATTTCATTTATGGTCAGTGCATTAGGACAACAGAATGTAGATGGAAAACGTATTCCATATGGATTTGCAGATCGAACATTACCTCACTTTACTAAATTTGATGACTCTCCTGTTGCTCGTGGATTCGTTGAAAGTTCTTA